ATACACTTTAATTTACAATATATTTCATATGTGCTGCATGAGGAGCGTTGTCAGTACCAATATAAGTGTAATAGACTTCTATTGAATCTAATTCATTTGGTAATCTTTCAACTTTACCAGTGGTTTCATTTATTTTCATACTTTCTTTGTAGTTAAATTTAACTGCTGGTTCTTCGCCTAATATATTTTTTAATCCATGCTTAATATCATTTGTACCTGCGTGTGATAAATTTATATTATTAAAAATATAATCATTTATAGCTTTTTCTTTAAAAATTTTAATATCATCCATTGTTTTATTTTTATTTTTATATATTAATTTTATTTAATTCCATTAATTTTTCTTTTCTTAATTTTTGATTATTTTTTATAACTAAATTTTTATCTTCTAATCCGCCTTTAAACCAATATTCAGTATTTTCTATTATAACAGTTAGATTTTCATATCTACGTGTCATAATTATATTAGATAATGCTTCTGATTTACTATTATATGGTCCATAATTTGAATTTGTAGTGTAATTGTAATCCATATAAAAAAGTTGTGGTGATGGTGATGATAATGGTTGTACTGAAACTAATCCGTCAGTATATTCATCATCTGGTAATACGATATTCGGCTCATCACCTTGAAGTTTACGAAGTTTATTTAATCTATCTTGTTTTAGTTTTTGTCTATTTGATTGTTTCCAACCACCGCAAGCAAGTGTTTGAGCTGACACTCTTCTAACTATTGGAAATATTATTCCAGAAAAATCTGGTTTATCTTTAATTCCTTTATTATCTAACGGCTGAATTCCTTCACCAAATTCTCTATCATTAACAAGTACTTGGTCCATCCAATTTTTTTGTACATTATCAAGTCCGTCAAGTAGTCCTAATTTTGACCATCTATCATAAAATTTATCCTTATCAATCATTAATATTTTTTATTTTTTCCAATTTTCTGAGTTTCTGCCACAAAATGTTTCATACGTTAAATTTTCATATTTCATTTTTTCAATATTTCTTTTATGTCAGTTAGATATGAAATTAGATGTAAAACTGGATCTATTGTTGAAGTATATTCAGCATTATAAGATTTTTGTAATTTAATTAGTGTTGCACCCTGTTTTATAAGATTTTCATTATCAATATTTTGTATTCTACTAAATAATGGTCTACCTAAGGCTTTCATTAATTCTAATGGATTATCAATAAAATTATTAGCAACGAAAGAATAATTTTCTTCAATATTATTTTTACCATCCATTACAAATTGAAAAATATCATCATAACCAGATGCACTTAAATTTTTAAATTGATCTGTATTATTTGTCATAAAAACTTCTTGCAATCTTTGAGTGGCCTGTCTTAAATCAGGAAAACTAAGCATTATCATTTTTCTAATTTCTTCGTCTGTAATCGCAATTTTATTTTTTGTTGCAATTGCTTTTAAATATTTAAAATACATTGTCTGAAGGTAATCAGTTTCTTCTTTGGTTTTAGGATCAAAATCAACTTTTATAAATCTTGAAAGTATTTTGTCATCAATTTTTTGAATATAGTTGGTAGTTAAAATAAATCTAACGTGTTGATAACGGTCTGAAAACCCTTTCATTGCTTTTTGGTATTCGGCAGACACACCATCAAATTCATCAAGAAATATAGTTTTTTGTGATTCTTTACCAAAAAATGGATTTAGAGTTTTACAATGTGTCTTTAATTGATCTCTTAGAATATCAACCCCAGTTTCTTCTGATGCGTTGAATTCTATGTTGTCCGTATCTTTACAAAGTATTCTTGCCAATGTGGTTTTTCCTGTGCCTGGAGTATCACTGTAGAAAATCATATTGGCGGATAAACCATCTTTAATCAATTCTTTAATTCTTGGTAATAATATTATTGTGTTTAGGCTTTTAGGTTGGTATTTGTACCAGAACATATCATTTTTAAGATTCATATATTTTATTTAATTTAGAATAATATTTTATTTAATTTAGAATAATATATGATAAAAAACGATAAAGGTTTAAATTAGAAACGCCTTTTCTTCTATTAAATTTTATTAAATTTTTTGTAATACCAAGAATTTTTATCAATCATACCTTTTAATAAAGTTTGACATTCTTCATTTCTATTTATCTGTTCTTCCTCACTTTCTGGAAAATGACTTGACTCTTGTTCTTCTTTTAATTCTTCATCGTAATATTTAATTAGTCCTTTAATTCCTTCAGTATTCCAAGATATATCTACATTATCATAATTTTCAAATTTGTGTAGGTTTTTCATATTTTTCATTTTAAATTTTTTAATTCAGTTTGAATTTGTCCGTGAGTATTTAATGATAAATCATCTTTATTAACTTTATAATTTTTTAATTTATACGATACGTTGTAAGAAGTTTTTAATCCTTTTTTAATTTTGGCTTGTCCAATATTTTTATCATCTGCATCTACCACTTGAATTAAAGTATCGTTTGTGAAATTTGATTTAATTTCTTTTGTGGTAATTTTAGCTTCATTTAGCTCATTTGTTTGATCGTAAAATCCTTGAAGATGTTTCATGTTTATTGATTATTTTTATATATTGTATTTATTTATATATTGTATTTCTAATTCGTATTGTTCTATCTCTTTTTGTGTTGCTTTTCTTTTTATGTTTTCTATTGATATTAAATTTCGCTCATTATTACTATCTGTTGTAATAAATTGTTTTTCTTTGAATTCTCCATATTTAAGATCACTAAATTCAATATCTTTTGTTATTGTTGATGAAGTTATTCTTATTGTAGTGTTTGATAATTTGACAGTTTTTTCTGGTGTTTTTGAATAAAAAAAGCCATCTTCTTTTATTATAACATAGTCACCATCTTTATATTTTTTAAATATATCAAAAATAGATTCATTTGTTTTATCGTAAAATCCTTGAAGATGCTTCATGTTATATATTGTATTTATTTAATATTTCATAATGCTCTATTTCATCAGGTGTAGCAAATCTTACTGTTTCTTTTGATAAAGATATTTTCTCATTATAAAAATATGCTTCAATATTTGAAGGTATATTTTTATATTTAATTTCATAATAACTTGGATATGTATATTTTATTATTCCAATATTATTTTCTAAAAAACGAAGTAATGAACCATTGCCGTTGTTCTTATTTATAAAAAAAATATAATCTCCATCTGTTGGAAATTCTATATTTTCAAATTTTCTAATATATTTCATAATTATTATATATAAATATTTTAAAAACAAAAACACCATCCGGAGATGGTGTTCTTTTAAAATTAATAACTATGAATTGATTAATTTTGGTTCTATCCGAATATTATAGTGAATTTAATTTTAAAAGTTTTTTCTTTCTTTCTTTCTTTAGCGATTTTAAATATAGTATATGGATTCTACAATCATTTCTATGATGTAGATTTCTATCCAATGTTGCAATATTGCATTTTTTATCAAAATCTTTTATAGTATAAATTTCATCTGAATACCAAGATGATGTATTGTTATATGAATCCAAATTAACCTTTTTTTTATTTATTTTAACTTTATCACCTATTTTAATTTTCATCTTTATTTAATCTATTAATTATATTAAGTTTTATATTTCTTAGTGTTTGATTATCAGTTATTTCTATTATTTCAAAAACAAGATTGTCTATATTTTTAATTTTTGTGATATCCATATTTTTTAAAAATAAGTTTATACTATTCTCACAAGTTTTTTTATACCGCCAAAATTTTGCATTTTCTAAAATATGAGTTGTTGTGTAATGAAATCCTATTGAGTTTTTAATAAAATCTTTAATATAAAGATTTTTATTTTTATTGATCCATGGCGTCCATGGCGCATTAATAATTTTTATGACAAATTTCCTCTGATACTTCATATTTTTGTTGATGCCATTTTTTATATATAAATAAAATAAAAAAGTTTAAAATGCACATAAATGAAGAATACAATTATGATGATAATTTTGTTAGAATGACGACAATAGCATTATGTAAAGTTTTAGGAACTAAAGTGAGATGGATAAATCGTTGGAGTGATGGTAAAAAAATAAGAGTTTTACTTCCTTTTTACACTTCATATGCTGGACAAGAAAGATTTATGTTAGACGCATTTGTTGATGATATTGTTGGTAACAGAGTGGAATTGAATACTGATCAAAAGCAAAGAGGTGTAGTCACATTTAAAGGTGGTTCTCAAAAAGATGATGAATTTGCTAACCCAAATACATATTTAGCAAAAGAAACTAAAATAAATGATGAATTTAAAGTTATAGTAAGTAGGACAAAGGCGGTTCCAGTTACATTAGCATATGATATTCAAATTAGATTAGATAATGAATGGGAAGCAGATATTTGTTATACTAAAATTTTGGATGTTCTATTTAATTATAGATTTTTTTATATTAGTTATTTTGGAATAAAAATTGATGCACAATTTAAATTGCCATCTGATAGTGGTGTAGAAATTCCAAGAGAAATAAACATGACTTCTGATAATATAATAACAATGAAATTTTCATTAGAAGTTAATACTTATTATCCAGTTTTTGATGTTATGAGTGATGATTTTGAGATTTGTGATAATGATAATACTATTGATTGGAGTTATCTTGGTGTGCCTAAACCAGATGGAGTTCTGCCAAGTTCTGCTGGAGTATTAAAAAGAGTTTACTGGTATCATAATTTTGGTGATCAATCTAATAAAGAAAAGATAATGACAGAGGGAGAAGATAAGAGACAGAATGAAATAAATAATATGGAGTGAAATTTATGAAATATATAAAGTTATTTGAATCAAAATCAAAATATAAAAAAGGTGATATTGTAATTTGCATTAGAAAAGATTTAAGAAAAACAGATAATATACCAATTCCACAATACAAAAAACCATATATTATAAATAAAATATATAAAGATTCTCAAGCCAATTATCTAAATATTTTAGACCCTAATACAAAACAAAATCTAGGGTCCTGGAATGAAGAAGTGTTTACATCAGATACGGAGATATCTATAAATAAATATAATTTATGAAAAAGATAAAAACATTTGAAAGATTTTCTAAAAGAGATAATAGATTATTAATTAAAAAACCAGATGTTGGTGATTTAGTTGTTGGATTTATAACAGGAGCAAATTTTAATTTAAATGATTTAAAAGGTTTTTTAAATAATACGGTTGGCGAAATTGAAGATGTTAAATATGCTTACTATACTCTTAAATATAATACTATTCCAGATAAACTTGAAAATAATTTTATTGAATATAATAATTCTTATCATATAGATATATTACACGATAATATTAGAATGGCAACGCCACAAGAGAAAAAAGAATTTTTATTAAAAAATGCAATAAATAAATATAATTTATGAAAAATTTAAAGACATTTAAAAAATATAATAACTCAGTACAAGTAGATGATTATGTTATAATTAATTTAAATTTACCAAACAGATCAAAAACAGATGAAGAAATTAAACTTTCACAATTTATTAATAATAACGTTGGGCAAGTTATTAAAGACGAAGAACATACTATATTAGTTAAATATATAAATAAACCAGATGATAGTATTCGTATAAGATATTTTGATACCGAAAATAATTCTTGGCTAATATGGATAGGAAAAGCAAATACAGTAATTGGGTTTGGTAAAACCCCAGAAGAAGTAATAATGAAAGTAACAGCAAATAAATATAATTTATGAAAAATTTAAAAACATTTGAAAAATATTCAATGAGCGATATACCAGAAATTGGAGATTATATACAATTAAATTATATTAGTGGTTGGGGACTTGAATATGAAGATATGATTATATTTTTATCAACTCATATAGGTAAAGTTATAAGTCTTATTTTTGATTTTGAGCATAAAATTATTGGTGTGCAAATACAATATTATAATATACCAAAAAATATAAAACATCAATTTCCTTCTGATGGTGTAAAATCTACTGATTTAAGTAATATTGCGGCTTTTGCTAAGACTCCAACTGAACTAAAATTAAAATTACAATCAAATAAATATAATTTATGAAAAATTTAAAGTCATTTGAAAAATATTTTCTTGATAATAAAGATGAGATTTTTGGTGGAAGAAATAGAATTAAGATTAAAAAAGTAGATATTGACAACACTTTTGTTAGATATGGTAGAATGCATTTGACTAAACAAAAAGGATTTGGTGAAGATTCATTTCATGCGCCTCCGGCACCAATTGGTTTTTATGCATTTCCTATGAACTACTAAAATATTTTAATATTTCAGTTTCAGGAAACAAGTTCCTTCTCTTTAAACGTTTCATTGCTTGTGCCAACCGAAATTGGTCTTATTTTTGCTCCACGCTCGTAATCAGACGTTCCATCTGATATATTTTTACGATATCCTTCGTTAAGGATATTTATTGCTGCATTCACATCTCTATCATGAACTGAACCACATTTAGGACAAATCCAAGTTCTATCTTTAAGTGCTAGATTATTATTAATACAACCACACTTAGAACAAGCCTTAGAAGATGGAAAAAATCTATTTATATGAATGACTTGCTTATCATTCCAAGAGGCTTTATATTCTAGAACCTCAATAAATTTACCCCAACTAACATCTAAAATGGATTTATTCAATCCTGATTTTGCTGATTGATTATTGGGTAAATATTTACCATTTTTATCTTGTTTTGACTTACATCTTTTGCTCATTCCTTTAATATTTAAATCTTCCAGATAAATAACATCAAAATTACGAATTAGATTATTAGTTGTTTTATGAATTAAATCCATTCTTGAGTTTGTTATTTTTTCATGAATTTTAGCAACTTTTAATCTTTGTTTTTCATAACGATTTGATCCTTTAGTCTTCTTTGATAGATGTTTTTGATTTAGTGCTAACGTCCTTTCGTAGTGTTTTAAAAATCTATGGTTCTTGATTTTCGTTCCATTAGATAATACTAAAAAGTCTTTTATTCCTAAATCTATTCCTGCTGATTGATTTGATTTTGTTGTTGGTTGATGTTCTTGCTCTGTTAAAATTGATACAAAATATTTTCCAGTAGAAGTTTTTGATATAGAACAATGTTTAATTGTTCCTTTAATTTTTCTATTCATTATTATTTCTATACCCATTTCTCTAAATTTTGGTATAAATAATTTATTTTTATTTACAGACACGAATTGCGGTACAGTAAATGAATTTCTATTTTTCCTTGATTTAAATTTTGGAAGTTTTGATCTTCCAGCAAAAAACCCTGAATAAGCAGTATCTAAACATTTAAGAGAGTATTGTAATGTTTGACTGTTTATTTCTTTTAGCCATTCGGTTTCTTCATTTTTCTTTAATTGTGTTAGATATTCTGATTGTTTATTGTAGGTTATTGATTTTTTATTATTAAGGTATTCTTCTTTTCGTTGGTTTAAAAAATAATTATAAGTCCATCTAACAGAACCAAAATGCTTATTTAAAAGAATTTTCTGGTCATTTGTTGGTTTTAATCTAAATTTATATGTATATTTAATTACTTTCACTTATACTATTGTTTTTTCTTGTATAAGTATATATAAATAAAATAAAGTCATATTTTTCTATTTCGATAAAAAAATCTCATTTTGACAAAAAATGAGATTTTTTTGTTTATATATAAACTCATAAAAGAACAAAAAAATAAAAAAAACTGTAAGATACAGTTACAAAAATAAAAAATAATGAAAAATATGAAAAATTTAAAGTATGATTTGTTTAATTTTAAAAAAGATTTACCTATTGAAGATTATGAATTAAATATCATTGTTGAGAGATTTATCAGCAATTATGATAAATATTCAGAAAAAGAATTGGTTAGCTCTGTTAAAGAAACTTTAACTCCATTTGCTTGGGATAGTAAAGTTAAAAGATTGGTTGAAGGATTAGAGGCGGAGATCAAAAGTGAGCCTTTGAATTATAATTTGAAGGATTTATACAAGAAAATTGAAAGAAAAAATTATGGACAAATGTATCGTCCAGCATTGAATTCAATTCTTAATATTATCAATATGAATGATAATGATACAAAAATGTCATCAATTGTTAATGAATTAGTTATTCACGATTGGATTCCAGAGGTTAAATTGTTTATGAGTGGATATATGAATAATCCAATTCAAAGACAAAATTTAGTAAATTCAGGTAAGGCTTCAAAGGTATTTACATTAGTTGAAAAAACAGAGAATGGTAATTTAGTATTTATGAAAGATCGTTGGTTTTTAATTAATCAAGACGAAGTTAAACAGTGCTTGCTAGAAGATCATATTAAGGATATTGATAAAGTTAGAGAATTCAGAATTTTAGAAAAAGTTATGACTATTGGTGATATTAAAGAAGATTCAATTTCTTTTAGATTAGATGAAAATTTAGTATTGAGTATTTCAACAAAGAATGATAAAGATGTTTTCTTAAACGAAGAGAAATTAGACAAAGAGACCACATTGGAAAATTTATTTAATTCTAAAATTATTCCTTGGTTGAAGAAAGATTATTATGTCTTATCAACAACAGCAGCTCAAAATATTGATAAATTTGTAGATTTAGATATCGCATTGAAGGTTGAAAATGTATTACATCCATATCTAGAATGTTATGTAGTAAATTATAAGGATAAAATGTATGTTTATAATAATGACGCAAGAACAGGTACAGCTTTCTATGAATATAATTCAGCAAATGATTTAATTAATGATGTTCAAAGAGAACTTGATTATGATTTAACAAAATTTTTAGATAATAAACTTTCAAAAGAAATTAAACATTTGAGAACCTTAGAAGATAAAGAAATGGAAGTTAAAGAAGCAATTAAACAAATTGACGAAGGCTTAGCATTATTGAAAGAACATGAAGAATTAGTAAATGAAGATGAGGCATTGAAAAAAACATTTAATGACTTATTGATTTCAAAACACGAGCTTTATGAAAACCTTAAACAAATTAAAGATGATAAAGTAAAGGCAAAAAGAATGATTTTATAATTAATTTACAATAATTTAGAAAAGGGTCATATGGAAATGTGACCCTTTTTTTACTTTAAAATTAAAAAAATTTACATTTTTCATAAACTTTTAATTCATAACATTATATAACAATTAATCCACTATTTTAATTTAGACTAAATTAAAATAGTAACATATTAAATTTCAAGGCAATATCATATATTTAAGGCATTTTAGAATAAAGACTCAAAAAATAACATAATATATGGCGAGATACATAAACGACACGGATTTCTACTATGAGGTGCTAATTTCAAAAGGACGCGGTAAACTAACTAAAAATGCGGAAAAAATGATTATTAAAATAGGTGAAGAGATGATAAAAAAGTTTGAAAGAAAATATAAAACATCAGATGATAAATATGATTGTATGCAAAACGGTATACTGATGATGCTACAAAATTGGGCCTTATTTAATGAGAAGAAATATTCATCAGCATTTCCATATTTTTCTGAAATTTGTAAAAGAGGCATTGCTGGTGGTTTAAATGTGATTTATCAAAAGAAAAATAACCAAGACTCACCAAGAATGATAAGTTTAAGTCACTCAAATGAAGGTAAAGGATTGCATAATATTTAATAGAATAAAATTTTTATATATACTATTATGGCACTAAAAGATTGGGTTAGAAATGATGGATATGTTGAATCATATCCAGTTCCTTCACCTCCAACACAGAGGGAAGAAGAGTTTATTATGCTAGTAAGAGATATTCAATTTAATGATATTAAATCTGGTGGATATAATAGATTTCCAACATTATATGATGTTGCATTGGCAAATAAAGGAAAAAATTATATTGCTGTTACGGATAATACTAAACTTATTCAAGATCCCCCAAATCCTAATGCTTTTAGAAATAAAAATTATTAATGGGATTAAATAGAGCAACAGTTAAAACAAAAAGATTAAAAAACGGATTACCCAGTAAAGGTAAATATGTTATTCAAAATCCTGAAAAATATATAGGATCTTATCCAATAGAATATAGAAGTTCTTGGGAGTTTGCATTTTGTAGATTTTGTGATATAAATCAAAATGTTATAAAATGGAGCACTGAAGGTATAGAAATTCCATATCAATTTGTAAATAGTAAAACACAAATATTAGAAACACATAGATATCTTCCAGATTTTTATGTGGAGACGGTAAATCCTAATGATCCTGAAACATATAATAGATTGGTTATAGAAATTAAACCAAAACATGAAACAGAAAAACCTGTTGAGCCAAAAACACAAACATTAAAGATGTTGGAGAATTTTGAATATGCTCAAATAACATTTAAGAAAAATTTACATAAATGGGCATTTACAAAAGAATGGTGTGACAAAAGAAATTTACATTTTAAGATAATCACAGAAGATTGGCTTAGAAGTAAAGGACTTATTCCTTAATTATATTTATTGTATGAAATATATAAAAACATTTGAATTGGCTGCAACTGAAGAAGAATTAAGTAGAGTTGGAAATTATGTAATCATAAATCCATTTTTTCAAATTACTATAAAAGAAAAGAAATTTTTCAATAATACAATTGGACAAATAATAAGAATAGAAGAAAATATATTTTCACCAGAAAATTTTATTGTAGTACAATATAATAAGAAAGATATACCTTTATATGTTATATTAAATAAGGATCTTACATATTTTGTAAAAAGTTATGAAATTATATTAGAATATAAAAATAAAGAAGATTTAGAATCATTTTTAATATCAAAAAAATATAATTTATGAAATATATAAAACAATTTGATAATTTATCCCCTGACTCAAACATTACCAAAAATTCTATAAAGGTAGAAATAGGTGATTATGTAATATGCTCTGAATATGATAATGATATTAATTTTTTTATTGAAAATAATATTGGTGAAGTTATTGATTTGAACTGTGGCTATCCTTATATTGTTAAATATAATAATGCTCCAGAAGGACTTAAAAATAAAAATTTTCATCGGAGAGGAATGTATAAAGACGAAATTAAATATGTTTCTAAAAATAAAGAAGATTTAGAATCTATATTATTAGCAAAAAAATTTAATATTTAATGAATTTTACAGAAGAAGTTAGAGCTTTATATGGTCAATATAACCAAAATATTAAAGTAATAAGAAATGAATCTACTGTAGAATTATTTACTTATATTTTAAGAGATCCTAATAATCAAGTAAGAGGAACAACAATTAATAATATGCAGATTGGAAAATTTTACATTATTAATTATAATTATAATGGCAATAAATTGTGGTGCCCTATATTAACTATACCTCCAGTGCCTAATAAGAATGAAAATGGTATTTTAGAAAGACAATTAAAACTTGTGAATAATAAAAATGTTTTGTTTGCTGTAAATTTTGACTATTTGCCAATAATGTATAAAGTTGATTTGATAGATACTATAATACAGAATAATTTTTCTAGATATGAGCAGAATGAAAATACGATGTCAGATGGCGGAAAGGTTAAAGAAGAAGTTCCATTTAAAATAACATGGATTTATGATTTTTTGAAGAGAAATGGAGGTAAAAATTATGCAATAACCGCATATGATATTCTTAAAATAGAAAAAGTATATGAAATATCATCATCTATTTTGCATAGATTTGTTTTTTTAGATACATTATATATTAACAATAGATTAATGTATGATACTTTAAGTAAAATTCAAAATGAGAGCCTTAGAAGTGAGTTTTCTGGTAAAATAAAAATGTTTGAGGAGATAATAAAATTATACGAAACTGATATTGAAGCTTTTTATAAATCATTAAGAAGTTTTGAGAAAAATTTAAAATTAATTGATAATTTAAATTAACTTATTTTGGTTAATTATGTTGTTTTTAACTTAATTAGGTTATTTTTAAAAGTTTTTCTAATTTTAATTTTCTAAATTCTTTAAGTTCATAGAAAAAATCATCGAATAATGCGTTTTTTGGCTTAAAATTAAAAACATCTTGAAAAGATGTTTGATGTTTTTTGTCAAATTTAAATAAAATTGAAAAATCATCTATTATAGAATATATACCATTATTATATTCGTAATGATATATTTTATCTTTTTTAAAATTTGGACTAAAAGTGTTATTTTTACAGATTATTTTTTTCATTTTCAAATATAAAGAATAATAATTAAATAAAAAAGAGCCAGCAATGTTTAATATATAATTTCATGATAGATTTTGTAGTAACTTATGTTGATGCTGATGATAAAAAATGGCAAAAAGAATTTTTAAAATATAATAGCAATGGTGTTGAAGAATGCCGTTATAGAAATTGGAATAATTTTTATTATTGTATAGAATGTATGTTAAAAAATGCTCCTTGGGTAAATAAAATATTTTTAATTGTATCTGATGAATCTCAAATTCCTCTTTATAAAAATATTAATAATAATAAAATAAAAATAGTATATCATAGAGATTATATTCCTGATGAATTTTTGCCAACATTTAATTCAAATACTATTGAATTATTTTTACATAAAATACCAGAATTATCTGAAAAATTTGTATTATTTAATGACGATTTTTTTATAATTGATGTGATACCACAAGAATTATTTTTTATAAATAATCTACCAGTTGATATGACTGAAATAGAATATTATAGGCCATTTGCTAGTGATTGTTTTTCTCAGACATTAAACAATAATTATAATTTAGTACATAAAACTCAAAATAAAATATTTTTTACAGATCCACATTTTCCAATACCTCATTTAAAGTCAATATATTTTCAAGTGTGGAATTTATATGAAAAGGAGTTATTAATGTCTATTACTATGCTTAGGAAACCAATTAATTATACACATTGGCTATTTAGATATTGGTATTTATCAATAAGAAAAAGTTATTATGTAGATTTGAGTAGATATGAAAAAACAATAGTTTTAAGTGATAAAATAACTGTGGAATTTTTATTGAAAATGTTTAATTCATATAAGATTTTAGTTCTGAATGATACAGAATTATTAAGTACTGAACATTTTGAAAAATTAAGAAATGCTATATTGAAAATATTCAAAAGTAAATTTAATGAATAACAACACAATAGTTTTATTTTTTATGCCAATAACAATAATTAAATACCATTCCTAAATTATAACCACCAACACATCCAAGGAATATGCAAAGACCAACCATATAAGGCTCTTTTAATATGTCTGTGAATGCAATTATTTCAAATGCTAATAATGCAATAAATATAATTCCTACGATTAAATGATGCTTTGCTTTCATAATTTCAAATTTTAATATACAAAGATAAGAATATTTTTTATTAAAAAAATTGAGACAACATTTTTTAATATATAATAAAAAATAATTATAAACGTGGCAACATACAACAGATATAATCAACCAAATTCAATGTATGAGTTTGGTAAAGGAAATGTAGGAAGAAGTTTTGGTAATAAATTACTAAAAAGATTGAGCAATTTTGGAATGGATGATCAAGAAATGGTAGTTAAGAATAGTCAAGCAGTTGGCGCATTTCAAGATACTAGTAATTTGCTTTATGAGCCAGGTACAAATATGTATGATTTATTCACAAAGAAAATAATATCTAAAATATTAGAGAAGAAATCAATTGCATATTTAGATAGAAGATATTTAGATAAAAGAAAAATTTTACATCAATATGCTATTAAAGAGGAAATAAAAGATTATGTTACAAGAATTGCTGAAGAAGCGGTAATGTATGATGATGATAATTATTTTTGCAGTTTAACCGATTTACCAGATAGTTATGATCAAACTATTAGAGCTAAATACCAAGAGAATTTCAGAAGAATTTATAATGCGTTTAATTTTAATGATGGCTTAACAGCTTGGAATTATATGAAAACATTTTTAATTGATGGATTTTTAGCGTTTGAAATTGTTTATGATGATAATCAAAAAAATATTATTGACCTTAACTTATTGGATCCACTTACTCTTATTGTAGCTGCTGAGCCAGGAACTGGTACAGTTGTTTGGATTCAAAATCCAGATATTCCACAATTAAGAAGAGTATTATTAGATGCTAATATTATTTATATTTCCTATTCTAATAACTTAGATTATGATGAAACATCTTATGTTGAGGGACTTATTAAACCTTATAATCAACTTAAATTATTAGAATTTACAAAATTAATGTATAATTTAAATCAAGCATCTATTTATAAAAAATTTATTATTCCTGTTGGTGGCTTAACTCGTCAACAAGCAGAGCAACAAATTCAACAGTTGATGAGTGAATATCATGAAGATATCGAATGGGATGATAGAACTGGTATTCCTTATATAAATGGATCAACTAAAATACCACATTCAAAAGATTATTGGTTTCCACAATCAGAAGCTGGTACTCCAGAAATGACTATTGAGCAACCACAACAAGCAGAATTGAATGAAGATATTACTCTTCAATGGTTTTATAAAGGTTTGAAAAGAGCATCTAAAATGCCATTTTCCAGATTAGATGAAGATAGTGGTGGTGGTGCTTTTTATGATGATACATCATCATTAACAATGGATGAAATTAGATTTAAGACTTTTGTTAATAGATTAAGGACTTTATTTAAAGAAATATTGGTTAAACCATTAAAAATTCAAATGGTTTTAGATTTTCCTGAATTAGAACAAGATAGAATTTTTGATAGTTATATTAAATTGAAATTTAATTCTAATGACTTATTTGAAGAATGGAAATATTTAAATAATTTATCTAAGAGAGCAGAAATAGCATCAACTTTATCAAGCAATTTACAAGATGCTGAAGGTAAACCATATCTAAGTATTGAATGGATTGTTAGAAATATTATGAAATTTACTGATAAAGATATAGAATCTAATAATAAATATAAGATGATGAGCGGACTAGCATCACCAGGTGAAGGCGGTGGTGGCGGTGGCTTCGGTGGAGGCGGTGGCGGCGATATGAGTATGCCTGATATGGGAGGACCTGGTGGTGAAATGGGTGGTCCTCAGGGTGAAATGGGTGGAGGACAGAACCTTCAAGGTGGACAGGCTCAAGCACCACAAACTGGTGGCGCACAAGGTGGTGCACAAGGTGGTGCACAAGGCGGAGGGCAAGCACAAGGTGGAGGCCAAACACAAGGTAGTACAGAATTTTAAAAAATAATTTAATATAATGAGTATAGATAGAAGAATAGTATCAATTTTATATCACAATGAAATATTTGATATTGAAGATGTAGAAAAATTTATAGGTGAGAACGATAATTATTATGAAGTTATAATTGATAACGAATTAAAAAAATTGAAGATTCCTGGTTATAAATATGACATTAACACTGAGAATGAAGAAAAAACTAAAATTCAAAGAGCAGAAATAGCAGAAACTTTATTGCATATTGTAAATGAAGACAACATCCCATATTTTAGTGAAGAATGGGTCAAAGAAAAAATATTAATAATTGAATCTGAAAATTCTTTTGAAGAAGAAATGAAAAAATCTGATGATGAAAATGCCGCATTTTTGGAAAAGATTAAAGAAGATGAAGTAAAAGAAATTTTTAAACAGCCTTCACTTGAAGAAATGATAAAAGAAGTAAAAGAAAATAAAAAATTAGTTGCTACAAAAGTAGAAATAAAAAGCAACACTAAAACTACTAAAAAACCTAAAAATGTAGTAATAAAGAAAACTGATGATGATATTGATGATTTTATGAATACAATTTAAAATGAAAAAACCAGATTAAAAATCTGGTTTTTTCATTTTAAATAGTTGATTAATTCAAAAATAGAAAAAAATGGTATTTTTTAACTTATATATAAAACAAAAACCAAAAAAATTTATGAAACCAGTCCTTATTGTAGAACATTGCATGGACGGTCTAAAACTAAATGAACACTCTTCTATTACTAATGGTAAAGATAGACAGTACATTTTAGAAGGGACATTCACAGAATTCAATATCAAAAATCGTAATGATAGGATATATACTGCTGATAAGTTCCTCCCTCACTTGAACGAATTAATAAGTCGTAAGAATCAGTTAGGAGTTGTTTATGGAGAATTTGACCACCCAGATGTTTTTGACACTTCATTATCAAGAGTTTCCCACACAATTGAAAAAGCCTTTTTCGTTAAAGAAACTAACGTAGTTAAAGGTGAAATTAGATTGCTTAATACCCATTGGGGTAAAGAGGCTAAAGCACTTGTTGATGATGGTTGTCCTATTTTCGTGTCGTCTCGAGCTGCAGGTATCACAGAATCAGATGGAACAGTAACTGTTAAAAAGTTATTTACTTATGATGCCGTTGCTGATCCAGGATTTAGTTCAGCACGAATGGAAGTTAAATCGTTAAATGAAAGTTTGGGATTTAATGAATCAGCCAACTTTAGGGTATATGATATATCCGACGAGTCAAAAATTAATGAATTATTTAAAATGAATGAAGACTTTGTAACCAAAAAACAAATGCTTGAGTATTCAAATTATTTAACAGAAGAAATTGAAAAATTCAAAGGTAATATCAATGAAGCCATTAAAACAAAAGGCGATTTTGATCCTTCTAAGTTAAATGATATGCTAGGCTATTATGAAAAATTACAAGAACAACAAACAAAAATCGGCAAATACTTAGATTATTTAGCAGAAAATTTGACAATTGTTGTTAAAGAAAATGCTGAGTTGAGAAAAACTACAACCGATTTAATTAAGCACAACGACTATCTTGCTGAAAGTTTAGAAAAAGTAAGTGATTATTCTGAGTATTTAGCTGAAACTCTAGACAAATCTATTGACTATGGTAAATATATCGCTGAAACCTTGGATAAAAATATTGACTTTTCAGAATATATTGCAGAACATGTTGACAAAAATATCAAATATTCAGAATATATCGCTGAAAATCTTGATAAAACTATTGATTATTCAGAGTATATCGCTGAAAATCTTGACAATTCAATTGAGTACTCACAATACTTAGCAGAAAATCTTGATAATTCAATTGTTTATTCAGAATATTTAGCAGAAAATCTTGATAACTCTATTGTTTATTCAGAGTATATAGCCGAAAATCTTGATAATAATATTGCTTATTCAGAATATATTGCAGAACATGTAGATAATAATATCTCTTATTCAGAATATATTGCTGAAAATTTAGACGATGCAATGGCTTATACTAATTATATTGCAGAAAGTTTAGATAAAACTATTGAAGGTTCAAAACTTTTAACAGAACATTTAAAAACTGGAAAAGTTCTTGAAAGTAAATTCCAATTTATTAATGAAGATGACGACGTTGATGTTAATAAATATTATGAAGAACCAGCAACTACACCAACCGCTGAACCAACAGCTGAACCAACTGTAGATCAACCAACAACCGAAGAACCAACAGGCGAAGAAGGTGTTGAAGAACCAGTTGAAGACGGAGAACCTGATGGAGAATTACCAACAGAAGAACCAATTGAGCCAACAACTGAAGAACCAGCTCTTACAGATACTGGTGAAGGTGAAGTAACAGGTATGCCATCTCCTGGCGAAACTGTCGCTATTGGTGATCAAACAGGTGAAGTTCAAGCAACTAATCCTCAAAATGGAATGATTGTTGTTAAATTAGACGTTCCTGATGCCGAAGGTGCACAACCAGAAGTTGAGGTTCATGAATCTAAAGTTACTAGACTTGGTAGCAGATTAACAAACGTTCAAAACAGATTAACAGAAAATTTAAATACTTTGATCCTTGAAACTAAAAAACGTAAAGCTTCAGAAACAGATCAACCACATTTCTTGATGTTCTTAACAGAAAAGAGAAAAACAGCTTATTATAACTTAAGTAATGACGATAAAGTTAAAGTTAAAATCGCATTAAAAGAAAGCGAAGGTAAGTACACTTCAGAAGCACAAGTTTTATCAATCATCAATGAAGCTCTTTCTCCAAAGAAAAAGTCATTTAATGAATTATTACTTGATGCAATGCCATCAGAATTAACACCAATTTGGGAAAAACTCGACACAAATGTAAAAAACCAAATCTTGACATCTTCAAGATTATTCCCTGCCTTAGATACAGTACAAAAATTTGAGAGTTTCTGGTTTAGTAGAGATTTAGAAAGGTATACAAACGAAAAACCTTCAAAACAATTAATCACTGAAAATCGTCTTGTTGACGGCTCTAAATTATCTGATTCACAGTTAGATAGATTTAAATCAGTATTTGATAAATTAAATTCTTAAAAATAGAAAAAAACGATATTTTTTAAAGAATATATATTATCAAGAAAAACAAAGACATATGTCTTATAAAAACAAAAAAATAAAATGAATTTAATAATTGATTCACAGAAAGCAACCGCAAAATGGAAACCAGTATTGGAATCTTTAGGCGTTAGTGATCCTTACAGAATGAAATGGATGTCTGAATATGCAGAAATGCATTCATTGAACGAAAATGTTGCTTATAGCACATTAGGTAACTTAAACGGTATGGGCCCAGTTACAGCTGCTCAACCTTCAACTACTCCTGGTTTAGTATGGGGTGATTATACTGCAGGTGCAGGTGGTATTGGTTCAGGTGATATTGGACAGAATTTACTTCCAGTTTCTATGAAAATTGCTGCTCAAACTATTGGTCTTGATTTAGTAGCTGTTAAACCAGCTTCTTCTCCAAAAGTTGATTTACTATTTGTTGACTTTAAATATGATAACTTAGCTGACTCTACATTGAAAGATGAAAGACCAATTATGTTCTCATTGAATTTACCTAGCAAAACCGCTATTAATGCAGCTTTAAAATTGGCTATGGGCGCTAAATTGGATGCTAATGGACAACCAGTAAGAGAAAAAATAGGTGGTTTAACTAATCCTCTTTATGTTCACTTAACTGGTGGAACTTTAACAGTTAACTTGGGTAATACAACTGGTAACTATGCAGCTTATAACGCATTAGCAGGTGCTATTACAGCTCCTATTCTTCAAGGATTTGATCCAACCCTAACTAATTATGCTAAAAATACAACTCTTGCAAAAGAAGGTATGATGGAATTTTTAGGTTGGTCACGTATTAACGGTTATCCTATGTTTAGAGTATTCCGTCAATTTAACCCAGGCGCTAATAACGCAGGATGGGGATTTGTTGATGATAGAAATACTTTCCCAACAGCTCAATATTCAATCGTTGATTTATTGAACGATCACGTTTCAATGCAAATTGCAACTACTACCGCTATTGTTACTGAAGTTCCTTTAACAGGTGCTACTATTGATTTAGTATCATTACTTGAAGATCATATTCCTGGATTTAGTGCAGGTTGGTATTTGAACAAACCTATGACAAGAGATGAAGACGAAAGAACTTATCCAAACGTTATTGGTCCTGACATTTTCACCAAAACTATTCAAGTAGGTGACATCGAAATCACTTCTTCATTGAAGAGAACTCAAATTGAAGATATTAAAGCTGCAACAGGCATGGATATCGTTCAAAAATTAGAATCAGTATTGGTTAACGAACTTACCCAAACTATTTCTAAACAAATCATCGCAAAAGTAACTGAGATGGCTGACAAAAATAGAACTGCTTGGACTACTCCAAAAGATAGTGCCGGTAATCCTAAATTTGACTTCAACGTTGACGCTTATTTAGCAGTTGGTGCAGCTACCCCAGGTGGTGAAACAACTCACTCAATTCAAAGAAAACTTATCGCTAAATTGAACAACGCTTCTAACTTCATCGCAACTGAAGGTCGTGTAGGTCCTGCTCAATATCTTGTTACCAATGGTAACTTAGCATCTGTTATTCAAGATGTTGCTGGTTATACTCTTAACCCTGTTAAGGCTAACTTAAACGCAAATGGTCAACTTTTCCCAATGGGTAATGTTGGTAACATCAGCATCTATGTTGACCCTTATCAAAGATGGGATGACAACCGCATCTTCTTAGGAAGAAAGAATTCTGTTGAACAACCAGGTTTGGTATTCGTACCTTATTTGATGGCACAGTCAATTCAACTTATTTCCGAAGCAACTTGGGCACCCAGAATGATGATTCGTAGCCGTTACGCGGTTGCCGATATCGGATTTTTTCCTTGGAAACAATTCATGACAATTGTTGTTACTGACTCAGCTGGTGTTTTAATCTAATAGTTACACACTACATAATAAAAAAGAGAGGATTTATCCTCTCTTTTTTTGTGTGTTATTATATATTAATTTGAACTTTTGTGCTATTAAATTGATAATAATATAAACTTTTGTGCTATTAAATAATATATAGATTATGATTAAAATAGACAGAATAGAAGTTAAAACAACTAACAAAAATATAGGTCATTATATTAATTTAGGTTATAATGTAAAATCAGGTAGTATTATAACTATTGATGTTTCTGATTTGCCAAAAACATCAAAGCATAAAATAGATGTTATTTGTGATTTATGTCAAAAAGAGTATAATATTTCATATTTTTCGTATTTAAGAAATATTCAAAATAGTATTTATCATTGTAAACATTGTTCTGGTAGTAGAACAAAAGAAACTAATTTAGAAAGATATGGTGTAGATCATCCATTAAAATTAGATAAGTTTAAAGAAAAATCAAAGGAAACAAATTTAGAAAGATATGGAGTAGAATATTCTATCCAAAATAAGGAAGTTAGGGAAAAATCAAAAAAAACAATTAATGAAAAATATGGTTCTGATGAATATATGTCAACTAATGATTTTAAAGAAAAATCAAAAATAACATTAAATAATTTATATGGTGTAGACTCACCTTTGAAGAATGATGAAATTAAATTAAAAGTTGAAAATACATGTTTGCTAAGATATTTATCTAAGTCACCTTTAGGCTCTAAAATAGTTAAAGATAAAATATCTGATACAAAAAAAGAAAGATATAATGATGAGTTTTATAATAATAGAGAAAAATATAAAGAAACTTGTTTAGAAAAATTTGGATTTGAAAATCCAATGCAAAATGAGTTAGTAAAACAAAAATTATCTAATATTATTTTTGAAAAATATGGTGTATATTATCCAGCACAAAATGCAGATGTATATAAAAAAATGATTAAAAATGGTCTACATATCTTTAAATTTCGTGAATCTGAATTATATTATCAAGGAGAATATGAATTAGATTTTTTAAATAATTATTTTGATAAAATTGAAATAAAAAGAGGTAAAGCAATAAAATATAATTTCAAAGATAAAGAATGTATATATTATCCTGATTTTTATTTTGAAAAATTAAATTTAATAATAGAAATAAAATCTTCATATTGGTATGATAAACATTATGATAAAAATATAGCTAAGAAATTAGTGTGTGAAGAAAATGGTTATAATTTTATTTTTATTATAGATAGAAATTATAATATTTTTAATAAGATGATTAATCCTATTATCTACAATAAAGAACATTCATGGCAATATGAATTACGATTAAATACATTAGATGATGATATTAAAAAATTAAATTTTAACTATGAAAATTTAACTATCAAAGATTTTAATTTTGAATTTGTTGATAAAGAAGATAATAAGACAAAAGATATTGTTAATTTTATTAAAAAATATGAATGGTTAGGTAAGATGCCTAATAGACCTACACATAGATTTATTGCCACATATAATGGCATATTAGCTGGATCTATTGTGATGTCAACACCAAACTCATTTTCTTCAATATTAGGAAATGATACATCTGGCATAGAAAAACTTATAAGTAGAGGTGCTTGTGCGTCATGGACACCTAAAAATTTAGCAAGTGCATTATTAATGTGGTCTATAAGGTGGATGGCTGATAATACAGAATTTAGATTATTTGAAGCATATGCAGATCCTGAAGCTAAAGAACTTGGTACAATTTATCAAGCTTGTAATTTTTATTATATTGGTAATAAATTTGGCTCAGATAAGTTATATTTTAATCCAGATAATCCAGATAAAGGATGGACTAATAATAGAGGATTTAGAAAATTGAATTTTTATAAATCATATTTAAGAAAAAATAATATAATATGGAATAATGAATGGAATTCAAAAACTACAATTTTATGGAATAAAATCCCAAATAATATTGTTGAAATGATGAAAACTTATTCTATTGAGTCTTTAGGTAAATGCTATGTTAGAAAAGCAAAATCTAAACATAAATACATTTATATTTTAGGTAAAGATAATGGAGAAACTAAATTTTTGAGAAAAAAATTCGAACAAATTAATAAGACATATGTATATCCAAAAAATAGATAATTATTTAGAATAATTCTAAACCTTTTTATTTCCACAACCTATAATAATTTATGTTGAATATTATAGTTTTCAGTAAAGATCGTGCCTCACAACTAGAACTTTTTTTGAGATCAATGAAATTTTATTTTAAAGAATTTTATGATTATAAAATTAATGTATTATATACTTATTCAAATGATAAGTATAAAGATGGTTATGATAAACTTTTCAGTATTCATAATGATTCAAATATTAATTATATAAGGGAAATACAAGATTTCAAACGTCATGTTGTTCTTTTATTAGATCAGAATAATCCATACACTATATTTTTTGTTGATGATATAGTTTTTAAAAATTATTTTACATTAGATTCTAAACAATTTAAGTTATTTACATTAAATGATGATATTTTGACTTTATCACTTAGGTTACATCCATATTTAACTTATTGTTATGCAGCAAGAATTAGAATGACACCACCTAATTTTGATTCTAATTTATTATTTAAGTGGTATGGCGCACAAGGTGATTATAGTTATCCAATGAGTTTAGATGGACATTTTTTTAGAACTAAAGAAATAACTGCTATAACAAAGGTATTAACTTTTAATAATCCAAATTCTTATGAAAGTATATTGGCTAGTTATCCATTAAAGAGGCCAAAAATGATTTGTTTTGAAGAATCAGTGATTGTAAATAATCCAATAAATAAAGTTCAAAATTGGAATAATAATGTTCATGGAAATGTTTCTGCCGAATTTTTGAATGATAAATTTTTAGAAGGTTATATTATTGATTTTGAGGATTTCAAAGGATTAAAAAATATATCTTGTCATCAAGAAATTGAAATAAAATTAATAAATTAATAAAATTATGAATAAGAGAGAAATACTACAATTATTAAAAAAAGATAATCCAATAATTCTTGAAATTGGTACAAATGATGGTGAAGATTCTGAGGATTTTGTAAACACATTTAAGAATATACAATTATATTGTTTTGAACCTGATCCAAGGGCAATACAAAGGTTTAAAAATCGCATGAAAAAATATTCAAATTATAAATTATATGAAATAGCAATATCAAACAGTAATGGAGAGATTGATTTTCATTTAAGTGGTGGTAGTAATCCTGGAATGCCGTGGTATGGTGATTGGGATAAATCATCATCAATTAAAACACCAAAATTACATTTATTACAGCATAGATGGTGTATTTTTAATAATACAATTAAAGTTGAAACTAAAAAGTTAGATGATTGGTTTAATGAAGAAAAATTAGAAGGTATAGATTTTATTTGGGTTGATGTTCAAGGTGCAGAAAAAGAAATGATAGAAGGTGCAATTGAAACTTTGAAAAAAACTAAATATTTATATACAGAATTTGATAATTCAGAATTATATGAAGGGCAGCCAAATTTAGAGCAGATATTAAAAATGTTGCCTGATTTTAAATTTGTTAAATTTGTTGAAAATAATGTATTATTAAAAAATACTAAAATATGAAAGTTAATTTAATTGGTGGACCATTCCGACATGCACATTCTTCAACTTGGTGGAAAAAATCTAAATTTATAGAATATAGTAAAGATAGTTTTTATGAAAAAACTACTTTTTTTGTAGATGATTCAATAATAAGTGGTTTATCTTATCCTAAATTACATGGGAAAAAATTTGCTTGGAATTTAGAATCAAAGGCAATATTTGATAATAGTTTTTTGTTCAGAAATTTAGATAGAATATTAGATTATTATGATTTATTATTCACAATGGATCAGGATCTGATTAAGATTAATCCAGATAAAATTAAATTTGTGCCAGCAATGGGGTTTTGGATTGAGCAACCTCAAATTTATCAAAAAACTAAGTTATTATCAATGGTATCTTCAAATAAAGGAATGACAGATGGTCAGAAACTTAGATTGAAATTTATTTCTGAAAATAAAGATAAATTTGATATTTTTGGTCGAGGTTTTAATGAAATAAAACTTAAAGATGAAGGATTAAAAGATTATATGTTTTCTGTTGCAATTGAAAATGCTAAATATGATGATTATTTTACAGAGAAAATTTTAGATTGTTTTGCTAGTGGTACGATTCCAATATATTATGGTACAGATAATATTTCAAATTATTTTAATTCAAATGGTATAATAAAATTGAAAGATTTAATTTTTGATGATTTGACCCCAGATTTATACTATTCTAAGATGGAATTTGTTAAGGAAAATTTTGAAAAGGTATTAGAAATGGAAGTACTTGAAGATTATATCTATAAAAATTATTTAAATTGATATGAGTGATTATTTAATTAACATGGTAAATTCTATAAATAGTGATAAACGATGGTTATTATTAGAAGAATTGTATAATAAGAATTTTTTAGAAAAAAAGGAAAAAATTGACAAAATTCCTAAAATTATACATCAAATATGGCTAGGCAGTGATGTACCTAAAAGGTATGATTTATATAGAGAAAAATTGATTAAAATTAATCCAAATTGGGAATATAAATTATGGACTGATAACGATGTAGATGATTTTGGATTAAAAAATATTAAATTGTTCAATAATATAAAAAATTTGGGTGCAAAAAGTGATATTTTAAGATATGAAATATTAGAAAGAATTGGAGGACTATATGTTGATGTTGATTTTGATTTTATTAAACCATTTGATGATTTATGTCATTTAGATTTTTTTGCTGGTAATGGACATGTACAAGAGCCAGAAGTATTTAACAGTATTATGGCATCAATACCTAATCATAAATATGTTTCTAATTTGGTGTCAGAATTACAAAAGAAAACAACATTTGTAGATGATATCAATGGTGTTATGAATAATACTGGACCATATTTTGTAACAAAAGTATTTTTTGATGTTATAAATAAAAATGATAATGTTGTTATATTTCCTACAAAATTTCTATTTCCTTTTCCTGCTGTTTATAGACACAATGTAGATGATGGTGAAGAATCTAAGAAATTTATTTATAGTTTTTTGAATGAAAACTCTTATTGTCTTCATTTATGGCATACAAATTGGCAAAAATAATTTATTAATATGATTCAAGATACACCAATGAAATTTATAGTAAAAACAAATCATACTTATCCACCATTTAATAATATGATTTTTGAAGAATTCTTCTATAATTATATTACTAATAATGATGTTACTAATAGAGTTTATTTGCCTATACTTTGGACAAATTTTTATTTAAGTAGAGGTAATGCTGAATATGATATGTCTGATTTACAATATTTTTTAGATTCTTTAGATAAAACAAAAAAATATTTTACTATTTTACAATATGATGATGGTATATTGCAGAATATTGATCATTTAGATATTATTGTATATGGTGCAGGTGGAGGAGGAAAGAAAAATGTACCAAGAAAAAATTTAGGAATTGAAATTCCTTTAATTTGTAAACCTAATCCAAATATTAAAATTAGAAATAAAGATATACTTGC